ATTAGACAAGGCTGGACCCGAGCATGGAACAGTGTTTTACAACAAGGACGAGACTGTGCGTTGCGCATTTCCTTATAAAGTTAACACAGGTTATCTCATGTTAAACGGGCCTGACCAGTATCATGGTGCCCCGTCTACACTACAACCTGGCGAACTGCGGCTAAGCAGTTACACATACTTTGGTCCTTTTGAACATAAATAATATATTATGCGTGAACTAGACAAAATATCAGCCTCATTATTTGAGAAAATCCGTGCCCAATTTGACAACGTAAGTCTTGGCAACGACAAAGCCAATCGTACTAGCGATCCTGAAAAGGCTAGATTCATCAACTTTGATTATGTTGGGCGAGACGGCGAAAACTTTGGAAATGTTACACTTAGTTTAATTGATGAGGATAGTCTTAAGGTTTACTATGGTGCAAACATTACCGAAGCACTAGACGAAATACAAGAAAAAGAATGGTATGGGTTCTTGAAAGAAATGCGTAAGTTTGCTAAAAGAAACCTGCTTAACTTTGATGTGCGTGATATTAATCGTAGCAACTTGGATGTTAAGCAACTCAAGCAACAAACTTCCGCAGATTCAACATACGACTCAGACGAGCTACAATTAGGCGAATCACGCTTATACGGTGATAATAGAGACAAGCATACCAGTTATGCAGATCTAGGTGAACACAAGATTATTATCAAGCACGTAGAATCGGTAGATCCAGACAAACATGGTGCCCGTGCTAGAAATATTGATCGTGTGTTTATCGAAACACCATTAGGCGAGCGTTTTTTACTTGATCATAAAAACCTACACGGTGCTAGAGCACTAGCAAATCACTTGAACCGTGGCGGTGAAGTAAACGATAGCGGCAGTGTGTTGATCAGTGAAATGGTCAAAGAGATGAGTGCAATGCGACACTTTGCTCGTAGCATGAACAACAGAACATTTGAAGATACAGAAACAACACGCATGGTAGAAGCCGCACTAGGTCGCTATGCAGAAGTTAGAAAGCAGTTGGAAAGTTTCAAAGGACGCAATGGTCACGCATTACTGTTACAAATGGCAGAAAACTATTCAGCACCAGAAGACAATGTTGATATAGATGAAATGCGTGAGCGTTTTGTTAAGAAGATTTTTGACGATAGACTTAACGATGCACTACCATATGTTCACAGAGCGTACACAAACCAATTTGAAGATTGGGCAACGGATGTTACAGAAGAAACATTTGGTCCAGCCGCAACAGACGAATTGACCGACTTGTTCAACGAACCAATTACAGTTGGCGTTGATGGACAAGACGCTATTGCCTCGCTAGAAGGCATCAGTTATGTTGACGATGATAGTTTACACGCTGAACTAAGAGAGTTATCAAAGCAAGGCCCAGATCAAGACGCTAGACCAATTATTGCAAATTGGTTAGCACAAAATGGTGAAACTGAACTTGCAGATGAGCTTGAAGCTATATTACAATCACAAGCAGTTAACACACAAGAACCTGCACCACAACCTGCTACTCCGCCAGCAGACCAATATGCTGATTCAACTATGCCAGCAGGCAATCCAGAACCAGTTGTACAAGAAGATTTGGATATGCTACGTTGGTTAAGTGGTTTGGTAAAAAAATAAAAATTTTCGTTTGACAAGATAAATATATTTGTTATACTAATGCAGTGCGTTAGTATATCTAGGCACATTACATTAAGGCAATTTTTAAGGAGAAATTATTATGGCAACATCATTGGCTGAAATTAGAGCAAAACTACAAGCACAGGAAAACCGCGGTCAAGGCGGCACACAACAAGGCGGCGACAACGCCATCTATCCACATTGGAACATAGCAGAAGGTTCCAGCACTAGAATAAGATTCCTACCAGACGGCAACACAAAGAATGATTTCTTTTGGGTTGAGCGTTTAATGATTCGTTTACCATTTGCAGGTGTTAAAGGACAAGCAGACAGCAAGCCTGTACTAGTCCAAGTACCTTGCGTAGAAATGTATGGTGAACAATGTCCAATCTTAGGCGAAGTACGTGGCTGGTTTAAAGATCCAAGTTTAGAAGATATGGGTCGTAAGTATTGGAAGAAGAAATCATACTTGTTCCAAGGCTTTGTGCGAGAAAATGCTCTTGCTGATGACAAACAACCTGACAATCCAATTCGCAGGTTTGTTATTAGTCCGCAAATCTTTAACTTGATTAAAGCGGCACTTATGGATCCAGAATTAGAAAACTTACCTACTGATTACACAGCAGGTTTGGATTTCACAATCACAAAAACCAGTAAAGGTGGATACGCAGACTACAGCACTAGTAAGTGGAGTAGACGTGAATCAGCACTTACAGCAGACGAGCAAGGTGCTATTGACACAAATGGACTGTATAACCTTACTGACTTCTTGCCAAAGCAACCTGGTGAAGTTGAACTTAAGGTAATTAAGGAAATGTTTGAAGCCAGTGTTGATGGTCAGGCATACGATCCAGATCGTTGGGGTCAGTATTATAGACCAGCAGGCATGATGGTAACAAATACAGCAACAAGCGACGACTCACCTTCTGTAGCACAACCTGCACCTAGTGCGCAGACTGCTACACCCGCTCCAGTTGCTGAAGATGTTACAGCAGAAGCAGAAGCACCAGTAGTAGCACCAGCTAGTTCATCAAGTCAACGTGCTGATGATATATTAGCAATGATTCGAAATCGTAGTAAGCAGTAAACATTATATTATTAATGCTTGTGTTAAATATGTTGGGGTACTTTTCCGCCCCAACATATTATTTTTTGGACTACTATGAACCCAGTTAAATCTATTACATTTGGTCTCGATCCATCGGCACCTCCTGCCTTTCTATTAGACTGGGAACTTACTAAAAAATGTAACTTGGACTGTTCGTATTGTGCGGTTGGGGAATTTGGCGGACATGATAATTCAACGCAACACCCTTCTGTTGAAGAATGTATAAAGTCCATAGACTTTATGTACGAATATGTTGATCTGTATATGCAGTACAGAAAAGAAAGCAATAGGAAAGTAGTTTTAAATGTGTACGGCGGCGAGAGTTTAGTACATCCTGAAATACTCACAATACTAGATCATGTAAGAGACAAGTACCAGCAGTATAAAGATCGTTGGGAACTAACAGTGACCTGCACAACAAATGGTATTGTTGGGGATAGAATGTGGAGTAAGATTATTCCGCACATTGATGAATTCATTGTCAGTTATCATCCAGAAAACATACCAAAGCAGAAAGAGCAGTACAAGAAGAATATATTAGAATTGAAAAGATTAAACAGACGTTTCAAGTGTGTTATGCTGATGCACAACGATAAAGAAATGTTTGCTGATGTAGAGCGTATGGTAGAGTTTTGCAAACAAAATGACTTACCTTACTTTTTAAAACGTTTAGATAATAACGACGACAAATGGGCATACACTGGTACACAGTTTAATAAGATCAATGCCAATTTTAATAAAGAAGTAGATACATCAGACGAAAAAGTTTTAAGTATAGCACAGGGTAGGGCTTGCTGTGGCGGTCGTAAGATGTGTGTTAACAGTAACTACAAAGAAAATTTGTTGTATATAAACAAGCAAGGATTTAAAGATTGGTATTGTAGTGTAAATTGGTATTTCTTGTTCTTACGACAATATAATGGTAAAGTATATTCTAGTACTAAAGATTGTTTAACAAACGTTACAACTAATCGAGTTGAACCTTTGGGTAATATGAATAACTATCAAGTTATGCTAGATACACTTAAAACACAATTAGAAACAAACTCTATGCCTGTAATTAAATGCGTAAAAGACATCTGTGTTTGTGGTTATTGCGCACCCAAAGCAGATACACAGGAAGAAATCCAAGAATTGTTAAAGTACAGGATAAACACTAAAGTACTAAATTATGCTAAGTCAAATTGATACAATATTATTTCCGGACGAGTGTATAGTACTTGAAGCGACAGAAAATCGTTATGTTTATCCTATACACAAAAACGGATCAACAAGTCTGCACAACAGTGGCTTTAGAAAATTAAGTCTAGACGAAATACAGAATCTTACTGAAATTGATGTATTTGTACGTGATCCAGCCAGTCGTTACATCAGTGGCGTTAGCACATTCCTAGATGATTTACATTTTGACCATTACACGTCATTACAGTTCGTTGAGAATTACTTGTTTTTAAACAATCACTATGCTCCGCAGTTTTATTGGTTGTTGAACCTGCAGAGATTTACTAGAGCAAAGTTGCGTCTACGACCATTGAGTGAACTTGGCTCAATAACAAAATTACATGATAACCAAAGTGTTAAGAACAGATCAGTGA